CTCTACCTGATATAGTAACGTGGACCGGTGATACAGTAGTTAAAGCAATTTCAGATGCTACTGGAATGGCTGATTATGAAACCAATAAAGTAGAATTTGATTATACTGATAAGTATGATATGACTGCTACAGGTTCAACTTGGTTTAAGACCAGCTCTGTTGCTACAATGGGAGGATCTAAAGCCTACCCTGGAGGTTCGTACACCTCTTTAGTAGTTGCTGAGTGCATCGCACAATAATATGGTAAAGGTACTACTTCTAGGTCTCCTGTTGTTTAATACAGCTGTCGCCCACGAAATGGTACCAACATACCCAAAGTGGACAAGTGCTATAGTTGATGGGATTTCCAAAACTTCCCTAGAGATGTTTAATAAACGTAAGGATGTAGACTACTACGAGATAGGGGTATTTAATAAAGACTTCGAACCTATCCCCTTCGTGTCTAGTTATAAAGTTGTTAAACTACAATATTTACAGCACTTGAAGTTTGACGTGTACATTAATAATAAAGATAAGAAGCATGCTAGGTATATTTGTTCTAAATCTAAATTAAGAAAAGACGAAAAAGTAAGGACAGCTATATCTTCTAGAATATGCTCTAAATTCAAATGAAGCTCCTAATATTACTATTATTATCAACCACGGTTTTAGCGAATAGTAGTTTAAACCTACAACTACCCTCCGCAGGCAGTACCTACGGACAAGATAGCTTTAGAGCTGGGGATCTAGACTGTAAGAATGCTATTGGAGGTGCTACGAATTTTGAGTTCGGCATAACGGGTATTATTGATAACTCTGTGGGTATATTTGGATCAGAGGACCCAGATAACCCAGAAACAAAAGATATTGGACTCTACGCTAGAATTGTTATACCTTTTGACGGACCCGCAGAGCGCATTAACTGCAACACTCTATATAGATTAGAACTTCAGAAGAAGCGTCTAGAGGTAATGAAGTTGGAACAGGAATTAGAAAATCTTAGGAAACTTCAAAGCAATACATTCGAGAATTGATATGAAAAAAGACCTAGGGGAAGAACTAGATAATATCGAAGGCCTAAAGGACAAAGAATTTAAAGTCCTTGGGGTTACTATGACACCAACTACTTCTATGGCAGCACTTGCTGGCATTGGATCGGTTATTGGTATGTTATATGGGGGCTTCACTATGTACCAAAAGATAGAAAGTATCGCAGCAATCGAGCCGGAGGCTATCTTCGCTGAACTAGAGAAAATTAATACTAGAATAGACGGCGTTGAAGAAGATGCAGAAGATATGAAAGGCGATATTAAAAGAGCAGAGCAAACGGCAGACGATGCCTATCGCTTTGTAAAAGATGTAAATAAAGAAATGAATGACGAACTCAGAGCTTTTAGAAAGGATGTAAAAGAGGTAGAGAACGCGTTTGGAGATAAATTGCAAAAAGCACTGAACAATCCGTTATCGGATATGTAAAAAGGGGTAAAGTGAAAAAATTTATTGATTGGGTAGCGACTCTGGAGAGTATAGAGGCGTGGACCTGGAGAAAGTGCGCTATGTGTGTATACGCTATAACGTTCTTGATAGGAGCTTTTATAATGTTTGTCTTAGTGCCTATGGTATTGTTCAAGTGAGATGGAAGTTGTAGAGATAATGCCTTACATAAACGGGGCTCTGGGTATGGCGACCTGTGACTGGGCCCCTTTTTTATACTGCTGTTAAGCAAGGACCACCTAAATGAGTATGGAAGAAAAAGAATTAGAACACAAAATTGCTGAAGAAAGCATGGATAACAGTTGGAAGGATGAGGCTTTAGTAATAGTTTTTTCCCTTCCTATCATTATTAATTTTTTAACCCCAATGTTTTCTGAGACTACAATGTCTCAGGCTTGGGAAAACTTAGGAAAAGCCCCAGAATGGTATACAACAATTCTAGGAGTACTAGTATTAGTTATTTTTGGGCTTAAAGCAATTGTATACAAAGCTGCAGATAAACTGTTTGAGAAACCTAAGAGCGGTTGTAACTGCAAAAAGTAGGAGAGAGGTATGTTTGGATTACCAATCGAAGCAATAAGTATGTTAGGCTCTACAGCGCTTGGCGGACTAATGAAAATGTGGGGGCAGGCACAGGCAGATAAAGCTGAGCAGCATAAAATGCTCTTGCAAAAGAACACACAGATAGAGAAAGGTGTAGAGAATGCACGACAGATGCAAAATCCTAATGCAGCATGGATCAGAAGATTTATTGTTGTAATGAGTTTAATGGCAGGAATCGGAATCGTATTCTTAGCCCCTATTATGGATATGCAAACTAATGTACCTATAGAAGTAACTGAAGGGTTTAAATTTTTATTTATTGATACTACTAAAACTGTTACTGAGTATATAGCTCTGGAAGGGTTTGTTACGCCAGAGTGGCTACCTGTTGCAATCATGAACATCATAGGTTTCTATTTTGGATCAGCAGCAATGAAACGATAAACCCTAGAAGTTATTTTGCTCCACCTAAGAAAAATCTCCTTGACATTTTTGCCAAAACTGGTATAATTTTTAATTGTCGATCAACGACAAAGCATAAAAGGAGATTTTTATGGTAGATAAAATTATCGGCTGGATTAAAGCCGGAACAGAAGCAGGTGTAGCATTAATTGCTCTAGCAATCGTTTTACAAGTGATCTTTGGCGGGACTGTACCGTTCATTGGTGGAGATATTATTGGTACAATTACCACTATTATCACTAACCTAGGTAACGCGGGTCTTGTCGGCTTAGCGTCACTTGCAGTAATCTATCACATCTTTACTAAAGACTAAATGTGATACAAAGCCTCACCTTTTGTGAGGCTTTTTAACCTAATTATAAGGAATATTAATGTTAGAATTAAGCAGACCGGATATGAACGCCGAGGAATTAATTGAGTATCCCAAGGATGAGAGGTTTATCAAATTACCTATCGCCCAGTATATGGAACTTTTAGGTATTCAGCCCATTGCATCTCAGATAGCTTTAATTAACGCCATTAATAACCCTAAATATAGATTTGTAGTAGCCGCCCTTTCTAGACGACAAGGTAAGACGTATATTGCAAACATAATCGGACAATTAGTAGCTCTAGTGCCTAACACTAATGTACTAATCATGAGTCCTAATTATTCACTCTCTCAGATCTCTTTTGATTTACAGAGAAATTTAATCAAGCATTTTGACCTAGAGGTTGCCCGAGATAATGCTAAAGACAAAATCATCGAGCTAACTAATGGAAGCACTATTCGTATGGGATCAGTCAATCAAGTTGATAGTACCGTTGGTCGGAGCTATGATCTTATTATATTTGACGAAGCGGCGCTAGGCGAGGGCGGCATGGATGCCTTTAACGTTGCATTACGTCCTACCCTAGATAAACCTAACAGTAAATGTGTATTCATCTCTACTCCTCGTGGAAGGAATAACTGGTTCTCAGAGTTCTACCAACGTGGATTCAATGATGAGTACGATAACTGGGCGTCTATTAGAGCAACGTACCACGAAAACCCTAGAATTTCTCAAACTGATATTGACGAAGCTAAAAAAGGTATGTCCAAAGCTGAGTTCAATCAGGAGTATTTAGCAGACTTTAATACTTTTGAAGGCCAAGTATGGGACTTTAACTACGAAGAATGCGTATCAGACTTAGAGGAATTTGATGTATCAAAAATGGATGTATTTGCTGGCCTGGACGTTGGTTACCGCGACCCTACTGCTTTCTGCGTTATTGGGTATGATTGGGATACTGAAACGTACTACCTATTAGATGAGTACATGGAAGCGGAGAAGACCACTGAGCAACATGCGCAAGTTATTCAAGGTATGATTGATAAGTGGGGGATCGACGCGATCTATATCGATTCCGCAGCTCAACAAATGCGTTTCGATTTAGCCCAGAACTACGATATTTCGACTATCAATGCAACTAAGTCTGTGCTGGACGGGATTGCGGCCGTGGCCACGATTGTGGATAACGACAAATTGATCGTGGACCAGCGTTGCAGCCACTCTCTAATGTCACTAGACCAATACCAATGGAACCCTAACGAAAACTTGTTAACAGAAAAACCTGTTCATAATATGGCGTCCCATATGGCAGACGCCCTGCGCTACGCGCTATACACCTTCGTAGCTTCAGACATAACGTTTTAGTTACCACCATTTAAAAAATAGCTCTTGACTTTTTTGCTGGAATTTGATATAATTCCCCATATACAGAGAAATTTTAAGAAATCAACTTATGAGTGAACTTAAACGCGATAAGATTAAATACATAAGAGACCGCGCAAAGTCAGCTTATGTAAAGGACGAAGAATGTTACATCTGCGGTGGAGTCGAGAACTTGGACTTCCATCACTTTTTCAGTGTAACAGAACTTCTTAATAAGTGGATTAAAGAGAAGAAACTCGTTATATCGACTGCGGAAGATATGATGGATATGAGGGATGAGTTTATTGAGGCGCACCATAAAGAAATTTATGACGACACAGTTACTCTATGCCATACACATCACTTAAAGCTGCATTCTATATACGG